CTACGCAGGCCGGTCAGCAGACTGCGGTCGGTCAGCTCCTCAGCAAGCGCGATGCTTTCGAAGTCGAATAAGAGTTCGTAACTGACGCCGCCGAGTTTCAACGTGGTGCTTGGTGCTACGGGGTTCTTCATGATTCCTCACTTGCTTGAGAACAGAATGAGGATGTTGAGCAAGCAACACCCTCGGCTCTGTAGGGCCAGCCGCAACTGCGGGTGTGGATTAACTTCCGGTAAGAACCGTTACAAAGCTGCAAAGCTTGATGTCCAGCTTGAATGTGATGGCCTTCGAAGCGTCCACGGACATTGGCAAGGGGTTAGAACTTACCCACCCGACAAACTCATAGACGTTTCCCGAAACAGATTGGCCAGAAATCGGCGGCAATTGAATCTGCCATGACTGAGGCAACTGAGAAACGAACGCGGCCTGTACGGCCTGAAAGCCAGGGTCGGCAGGATTCATAATGCCCGTGAACGACGCCTCGCCCGGATCAAGCGTGGTCGGGATATTCTCTTCGAGCACGACCAACCCTTGAAGCGGGCTGGATGTGTTTGTGATCGAGTCGAATTTAATCTTCTGACTGGGGAAGGTGTAATCCTTCAAGGCGATGACCTGAAGGCCAGTTGGTGTGGACGCCGGAGCCAAGGTGTACTTGACCGGAGGAGTTGTTGGCGCGGGGGCGGGAGAAGCTAGTGTTGGGACCGTGCTCGACAAACAAAGGACGGCTCCAGCACCTGTACCACTTTTGGTTGCGGGCATGGGTTCACCTTTCGGGTGGGGGTTGTTGTCTAGCCTTCATAAGTAAGAATGACGGAGACATTTGTGGAGGACAGCAACGCATCCGGATTGAACAAATCCGTCACGTTGACGACTTCAGCGAACCAAACTTTCGGTCCGCCGGGAAGTGTACCCATGTATCCCGAGAACGCCGCTTTGACGGCGAGACCGAGGCTGTGGGCGGTGAGATAACTGCCGGGTCCGAATGACGCCAAGCAGGAGAAAAGCACGCGCGCATGAGCCATTCCGATAGGCTCACTTATATCGTAATCCGTGATATCACTGACCACCTGATACGCGATGCAAGGAAAGAGAGTGGCCTCGACGGGCGCCGGGATCGGCTGGATGCTGTCGCCAACAATGTCGGTAACGGCAGGCTGCGTGAGCAAGTAAGCGACGATTCCGTTCGTGAGGCTCATGAATTCCACGCTCCCAAATCTTTGGCACCAAAGCTGTCATCGCCGCCCGAGTCGGCAGTCTCGCTCGTCAGGTCTTGCTCAAGTGATGTAGCGAGTGATTCAGTCAGCGCGTCCACCGCGTGTTCAGCGGATTCATCGAATGCCCGCTGCATAAACGGGTTGGCGTCGATGTGCTTTGTAGCTTTGCCGCCCTTGCGTTTTTTCCCGCCTTCGACGTGATCGAATCCGTTTTCGATCCAATTCGCAACGTGTGCGGTGTCCCTTGAGAATCCGACTTTCACGGTCGGATCGTCCTTCGTGCCCACCACAACTTGCACGGAAATATCAGCAGCGAGAATTCCCGGTGGTAGCGCATCGGAGCCCGGTGTCGGCGTGTCAGTGCGTACAGGGCAGTTAGCTTGTATCGCTTCCGCGAGTACGTCGCCGCCCGCCTGTAGAGCCTGCCGTACTGCCCGCCGTGCGACCCGCTGGGGCATGGCTTTGAGTAACTCTTCAAACTTTGACGTGTCGATTTTGAGTGCGATGCCGTCACTCATAAATGCGTCTCTGTCACGCCCGAGCCTGTGTCTACGCCGATACACGCCAGGACAATGACTCTATTTCTACGCTGCACGTTGTCAACGTCCTGAACCAAATAGGTGTCGCCGTTCCAGATAATCTGCATCCCCGGCACAATATCGACGGACACTGGGTACCGCAGAGTAATGCAATCGGTGGCATTCGCAGCCAGCACGGAATTCTGAAATGACCACTTGAACGACAGACTGGCCGTGGACTCGATTGAAGCGCGCGTCGTCAGGACGGTTGTCCACGTTGACCCAGGCTGACCCGAGGCATCGCGAGTAGCGGATTTCGACTGAATCGTGATCAGATGCTTCAAGGTTCCGGGTTGTAGAATGCACTGGTCCATTAGTTCTCACCGTAGAAGCTGTCGAAGACTTCGCCCATGAGCAGAGCATCCACACCGTTTTCAATTCCTCTGGGCGGATTCTGTGCGGCTGCATCGCGGTTGTTGTACCAAAAAGAAATGAGCAACATCATGGCCTGAACGATGGTCTGCGGACAGTTGTTGACCTCGACGCCATCGCCGTATGAGCCCGCGACCCAAACGACAATCACATTACCCGGCACGAAGTTCTGACACCAAGGCCAGTAGAGAAGCGAGGTTGGGAAAATTCTCGCTGGCTCCGAATTCTTGTCCGTGGTATAGGTCGCGGGGTCTAGCTCTTGCAGCGTGCCGTTTTGGTCGAGATAACTGATGCTCGTGACCGAATCGCATCCGGGAAACGGAAGACGGATCGCAAGTTCTTCCCAGTAGCGGGAGAAGAATGGAAACTTGCGATGACCGCCGACCGTGGAACCGAAATTCGGATATGGAAAATAATCCATTGAAAGTTGCATGTTGCGATTGAAGATCGCCCGCTGCATTTTCTTTTCGCAGTATTGTCTCGCTGCGATAATCAAGCCCGCTATGAGATCGTCGTCAGCAGTCATGCTTACGTCCACGACGCACTGACTCTTCGCTGCTGCAAGGGTCACGGGCTCGACGACTGGCTGCGACAGTTGTTTATAACTCAGTGGCATGGGCTTGTACCTGACGGCTTGAAAAGATCGACGGGGCTCCCGATGTTTCGAGAGCCCCATCTGGGTTAAACGGTTTTGAGGCCGATGATGGCGTGAGTGCCGCCGGGAGAAATGAACGCGCTGCCTGCACGGGCAAACGGGATGAAGCCGGTCGCGAACTGAGCAGCGTAGAGTTCCTTGAGGACGTTTACGGACAACGAAGGGTTGACAGTCCGAAGCAGGTATCCCGCGTTGAAATCACCGAACAGGATGGGGTATGTTGCAGTGACGGGCGAGGCTAGACCAATATTAGGAAGCGCCTGCACCAGCTTCACGGGGCGACCGAGCAACGAACCGAACGGGTCAGCAGTTACGCTGGCCGAAGGCGTGAAGATCGGGTTACCCAATGTGTTGACCTCGCCCAACAAAGCGCCACGAGTGGTGGAGTTCATCACGAAGGTGGAGTTAGGGATGTAGGCTGGGTCGAGGGCGCCGAACAGTGCAGCAATATCGACGTAAGTTACCGTGGCAGAAACAGCCGCGTTCACAGGAGCAGCAGCCGCCACACCCGTGAGGATGCTGGCGATGTTGCCTGAAGGGGAGCCATTGACGCACATCGCGGACAAAGAGCGGAAATAACGCTTGCCGAGAATGTCCCGCACGAACGACGTGATGTCGAATGCGCTATCTTGCAACTCAGCCCAGCCAACCAGAATCGGGGGGCAACTGAGCAGAGACGTGTTAATCAACGCGCCGGTCAGAACTGGGTCTTCGGCGGCGTTCGCATCTGCGGTGCCTTCCGTTTCTTCGTACATGACGGCGGACGTGTCGTTGCTCATTGCGTACTTCGTTGGACGACCGTCGTCGCTCTTAATTTGCTTGACGATGGTGAGCAAATCGCCCCAAGCCTTTTCAGCTTCGAGCAACTCAGGATAGAACGCCTGAGGAATCAGGGTTCCGCCTGTGGAAGCTTCGATGATGTCACGCTGCTCAACTGAAGCAAAACGCTCACGAGTTTCGGCGTTCAGACCTTGAATACCGCCGCGAATCAACTTATCGAAGGCGTTCTTCTGGCGGTCGTTGCGGGCTTCAACCGAATTATCGGCGTTGGCACCGGGTACTGCACGAGGCAGGCTGCGAGTGGAGCGGTTCTCGGTGTCAACGACAGCGACACGCTCACTACGAGCGATGTCAGCTTCGAGGACATCCACATCGGCAAGCATCGCGTCTACTGAGGCGCGGTTCTCTGCCGTAACGGTTTCCTGCAACATGATGACTTGTGCATCATGCAGCAGCTTGGTGCGCTTTTCGTGCATCTCTTGGAGAGTCATATAAGGTGTTCCTTTGGGTTCGAATTTTGTTGCTGTGCGGGACACCATGTATGTCGGTACATGACTCTTCGCTGTAGGCGGACGACTGCGAGTGAACGCGGCCATCAAGTGGCGGCATCCAACCTACGTGAAACTAAAAATGTTTAAGCTGCGTGCTTCGCGAGTGCGATGCGAATCCAACGCTTGTGGTTCTCGCTGGCGATATGTGCCGCTCGTGAATCCTTGCAGGCGTCAGAGCAGTTCTCATCGTCGCACTCGTCGTTGCTGCACAAGCCGCATGACCCGGCTTCGCACTGAGCACAATCGCACTCGCAATCGGGGTCATCGTCCTTCGGGTCGGCGTCGGGATCGTCACGCTTTGCGGTCAACTTAGCGCGCACTTCTACCGGCATATCGCCGGGGAGAGATCGCACACCGCTGGTTGCTTGCGAATATGCGGGAAACGTGACCGGGGAAACATCAAAAAGGTCCGCAGATTTCACGGTGCGAATGTCCATGCCGGTGAGAGCGTCATAGGCCCAAGCCGCGTCGGTACAGATAAACCCGAAGCTTGACTGGTTCACATCGCCGCGCGTCATCGACACAATGAGGTCACGGGCACATGCGGTGTCGGGCGGCTGCACTTCGTAAGCCAGACCAACCTTGTCGCTGGTCAGTGTGAGCGTACCGGCTGCGGTGCGACCGAGGATGGCGCTCGGCTCATGATTGAAGAGAGCGCGCACATCGGGCGAAGTCGCGAGGTTCGCCGCGAAACAATCGGGAGCGAGAATCTCGACCCACCCACCGAGGTCATCACTGCGAACGCCGTACTTAGCGGCGTACCCAAATATGGTTGTCTTATCGCCACCCTTGGAGACTCGAAACTCACACGGAATTGTTCTACGTTCAAGCTGCTTCATCTTCGTTCTCCTCTGGTGCCGCAAGTTCCAACACTGCTTTGGCCGCTGCGGTGCTGCGTGAAACGGAAATGTAAATAGACCGCACCGCCCGTGTGAATTCCTGCGTTGCCATCGACGCCAAATCTTCCGGCGCGATAACTTCAGGCCACCTTGCCGCCCGCTTCTCCATCGACCGGCAGGCATCGTCCACGACACCGGCGGATTCTGGATCACCTCCAGGTGTTGGCAGGCCGGTGCGATTGCTGGATGCGTCTGCAATGCTGGTAAGAACAGGCAAGAACAACGCCCGAATGGCGCCGTAATCACGTGTCTTGCGGGTAGAAAGCCGCTTGAATGCGTCAGCAAAGATCGTTATGTACGCCCGCGTAAAGTGACCGAGCATATTCTTTTCAGCCGCTGTTGGCGCCACGGGGTCTGCATCGACTGGCTGGTCTTGCAGGCTCTCCGTATCCAACAGGCGCGCAGAGTTCTGGTAGTTCACCGGCATCCAATAACAGTCCATGCCCGTGCTTGGATCGGCGGGATTCATGCCCAGTTTCTTTCGGCAATCGTTGCCCGTCAGATAGCCGCCTATGCGGCCCAGTTGCAACGCTTCGTTGGTAGCTTTTACGTCGCACCTTAAGATGGCGTCAACAGAAAACTCAATGAAATACTTATTCGCTTTTCTGCCCTGAGTCGGCGTTAACTTACGCACTAACTCTTGCTCAAAGCTAGTTAGCCAAGGTTGAAGACAAAACGTGACAAACTGCAATGCCATCTGTTCGGCGCCAGACCCAGGCATCTTCGTTTCGGAACCGACCATGTGCGGAGGCACGCGGAAGATTCCCATCGCAATATCTGCACGTGTAAATGCACGGCTCTCTATCCACTGAGAGTTCTCGTTGCTCAAACCTAGCTGCTGATAGGTCCACTCGGACCCGAACAAAAACGCGGTCTTGCCTTGATTTACGCCGCCCTGTTGCTGGTTCCAAGACTCACGCATTTCTACTTGAGCCTTCGGGTCGAGCTTGTTTTTGTTGGTCATAATCCCACCGGGATTAGAACCGTTTCCAAAGTGACGAGCGCCGGACTTCTCCATGGCCATCGCGAGACCGAGAGTCTGACGGCACATTTCAACCGGCGAGATTCCTGACAGCCCATCCAGACTGAAAAGTCTGAGGTGGATCATGTCCTCTTCGGCGATCTTGCGGGTCTGATTAAGCGGCATCCCATCGCTGGTCTCGTAGTAAATCAGGTGCGTCGATGGGTCACGCTTCGCCATCGTCTTGAACGGATGGAGCGGCCACAACGCGACTACCTGACCGGAGTTTTTGTTGCGCTCGATTTCACTGAAACCATTTCCGGTAAGTGCTGCGGAACCGACCAATGTTTCGATCCACGTGTATGCGCTCATTTCCGGGTTCGCTTCGACGCTCAAGAGATAATGCAGGTTCTGCTCGACTGCTTCCTGATGACCGCCTGCGGTGCGCTCCATGAGTTTCAGCGGTAGGGACGCGATGGACTCTGCAATGACTCTCACCGACCCGTAAACGGTCGTAATCTTGAGGGCGTTGCTCTCGTTGACTATCTCGCCCGCCGCCGACGATTCACTGCTGTGAAGCCAAGAAAAAATCGCACTGGGAGATAGGGAGCCTGAGCGAAAAGACTTCGCGATCCCGCGAAAGAAGCCAGCGATCTGAGTGCTGAATTTTGGCATTTAATGCTCTCTGGCTACCCGATAAAGAAGCCAAAATCTGCGTTGTTCGCGGTTGAGTCACAAGTTATAGCTCGGTTCATGGCAGTTATCAAGGCCACGGCTCCGTCGATTTTCGCGGCGGGTTTCAGCTTGTCCGGATACACGTCTTCGTTCGGCCCGCGTGGTTTGCTGACCACATTGGAGAGGCACCACGCCAATACAGGGTCGAGTGGGTGGTGCACTCTGCCCTCTTGTATCGCGGCGTCGAGCGCCTTCATAGGCAAGCTGAGATATTCAACCTTCTGCGGCACTTCAATCGTGGTCACGCCGGTTGAGTAATTCAATTCCTGCATCACCTGATCCGCATATCGCTTGTCATAGCAAACACCGACGACGTTATGACCGTCGATGTCTTTCGTCAGGTCAGCTTTCAAGAGCGCATAATCCAAAGACGCGCCGTCACAAGCAGTGAGGAAGCCTTCTTCAGCCCACTTTTGATAGGTTTGGTTTGAAGGATCGGCAATACGGTCTTCCGGTAAATAGTGCCGAGCGAAAACATAGTAGTGCAGCTTTCCTTCGAGGCTCCGCACATACACCTTGATGACCGCCGATAAGTCGAGCACGCTGGCAAGGTCAACGCCGAGGTACAGCGTGTCGTACTTGAAATCTTCTTCGTTCAATGTGGTGTCTTGGCAGCGCGCCCAATCGACCATATTGAAGTAAGCGGACGCCGCTGTCATCCAAACGCATAAATGCTTCGTGCAATAGACGCCCTTTTTGGTGGCGTTTTGCACGGCCTGCTGCTGATCATGAAGCAGTGTCGCAAGGCTGACGGACACGCCCAGGTTTGGGTTTGCCATCCATAATGCGGCTTCAGTTGTCCAGTCTGTTTCCAGGTCAATGGTATATATCACCGAAAACAACTGCTCATCAATGAGCGATCCTTCGAGCACCTTCTGTGCTGTCTCTTGCAGGCCGTAACATGCGCTGGCGGTGTCAAAGCCCGCAGTCGTGATAGTCATCAAGAGTGGTTGCTCTCGACCGACCATCCCCGTCTTCAGGGTGTCGTACAAATCGGGCACCACAGCCTCATGAAACTCATCTGCGATACCGCATGAGATCGACCCGCCGTCGGGCGGACGCCCGATAACCGGAACGAACGAGGAGCCCGTAGCATCGACGGTAAGTGAACGTGCATTCGCCGTGATGCCTAAAACTTTGCTTAGGTCCGGAGTCTTCTGAACCATCGCCCGAGCGGGGCCAAAAACATACCAAGCCTGCTTCTCACTTCCGGCGCCGCATACGACTTCGGCGCCAGCCTCGTTGTCGGCCACAAGCATGTAAAGCCCGATTGCTGCGGCTAAGGGGCTCTTGCCGTTCTTGCGTGGCATACAGATATACGCTTCTCTGAATCGCCTAAAGCCGTCCTCTTTACTGAGCCATCCAAAGAGACTGCACACAATGAAACACTGATGCGCTTCAAGCTTCAGTTTTTCCCGACGTGCTGCCCATCTGCCTTTGACGTGAGGAAGCAATTCGATGAATTCGCACGCTCTGTTGGCGGCGTTGGCATCGAAGATGTACGGAAAGTCCGGTCGTTCTAAATTCTCCAGATGTCTAGCCGCAGCCAGCTTGATCCAGTGACATGCCGGCACGATGCCGGCGGCTATGTCGAGCGCGTATTGTGTGCATCTCTCTGCATGGGTCATTCATCACGCTGCGAACTTTGCGAAGGGTGAAGCCGTTCCGCCCTGCTGCGGGGCGCCCTGCACTCGGGAGCGGCTGCTTGGGGTCAATCCAAACTCAGTCGCGAACTTATGTAATTTATCGAGCGCCACGTTGGCGATCCCGACGTAGGGACTAGGAATCGGGTAACCCGATTTGCCCGCCTTGATGACGAGGCCGAACTTCTGAATCTCTAACTCTGCCGCTACCCACCGCGACCAAGACGCACAATATCCGGCGAGTGCTGCACGATCCACGCTCGTAAGCAATCCGAGGGTGACGAGTTCAGCAGAGATGCGCTTCCACTCCGTCTTAGCCTCTTTGTCGAGATGACGCGGGCAAGTTGGAATGCCAGTCGGTTTAGGCTCAGAGACGTTGATAGGCCGATGACCTGGATTGCCCGCTATGAGTTT